ACCAGTAATGCATAGCTTTACTTTTTAATTTATTAATCATTTTTTTTCTCCTCAATTTCATAGAAGAACTTATCCGTATCTTCAGTACGCCAAGCCCTACTATCTTCTACATTCCATTCAGAAGTCTGCACTTTCCAGTCAGGGGTACTATCTTTCACGGTGAAAGAAGGTAGGTCCCATATACATCTGTTGTTTGGTTGTGCTGCAAAATTACCATCATCTAAGGCAATAATGTGAGCGCACTTATGTTCGTGCGGAATCTCTGAATGATCAGTGTCTAGTATATTACTATCTGGATGTGCAAAGTCAACGGTAAATAAATACTTACCTGGATGCCATTTTTTATCTTTACCAATGTACTTACCAGCTTGTCCGTCTAGTATATCCCAACGATGGACAGAAGGATAATAAGAAAAACTATTCCAGAGCTGTAGTTCATCAAGTCGTCTTGTGGGCACTCTGGATGGTTCAAATCCCTTTTGAATAAACGCGCTAATTGGTAAGCGATAAAATACTGCACCGTTTTCCATAATAGCATGGAATAATAAAGCACGACCTGTAAGAGCGCTAATACCAAAGATAATGCAGTCTTCAACTTCTCCATGATGTTTTTTAAGGTCATATAAATATTCTCTTTTTATTTGTGCATAGGTTGCTGGTATGTTTGCATTTAAGTAAGCCATAGATCATTTTATTTTACCCCAATTTGGACCAGATTCATAGTCTACTTTATTAGGTACGTCTAATTGCACAGCATTTTCCATAATTTCTTTTATTTTTTCTGCGTTATTACTTACGGATATGTCAAGTTCGTCATGTACTTGTATGTGCGGTATAATTCCTTCTTTATATAAATCAACCATAGCTTTCTTTGTCATGTCTGCAGCTGATCCCTGTATTAACTTGTTCAATGCCTTATATGTATAAGCTCTCTTGATCCCTGGTCCGTGTTCCGTGAGCGCTTCTTCGTGAGGTAATGCTTTATGTATCCCGAACTGGTTGGGCTCCCATAAATTAAATCTACATCTACGTCCTAATAAAGTTCTAACTCGACCTCTGTCCTGGGCTCTACGCATTACACTTTCCATTAACATCTTAACAAATGGTACTTTGTCATGATACGTTCTAAACAAATCATCAGCGTTTTCTTTAGATACACCTAGCTCTGCTTGTAATTTATTTTTACCCATACCATAAAACAAACCAAGGTTAATTGTCTTAGCTTGACTTCTTGGAATGTTAGCCATGTCTGCTACGATCTTATGAAAGTCTGTGTCAGGCTCATCATTGTATGCATCAAGAACTTCATCTACACGATAGAGTCCATCAAGTGATGCATAATGTGTAACCAATCTTGGTTCTTGTTGTGAATAGTCAAAGCAACCCCAAGTGTGTCCTTCTTCAGGAATAAATAAACTTCTGATCATTGGTCCAAGTTCCTTGTTCCGTGCAGGAATCTGCTGTAAGTTTGGATTGTTGTATGAAAACCTACCGGTTACTGTACCACCTTGATCAGATCTTATCTGATTGATCTCTGCATGAATACGTCCTTTATGTGAATGCTTTAATATGGTATCAATAAAAGTTGTGTGAGATTTGTTAATCTCTCGTGCACGTGCAATTTGTTGAACCACTGGATGTGAATGGTTCTGTAAAAAATTTTTAGTAAAAGAAGGAGCAGATGTTTTCGCAGTTACGTCATAAGGTAAATTTAATTTTTCAAAAACTTTGGCAATCGATCTTGCAGCCCATATTTGAATGTCTATTCCTGTTTCCTTTTTTACTTTTAACAGTGATGATTGCTCTTCTGCAACTAATTGCTTCTTCAACTGGTTGGCTTGTTGGACGTCTACACGGACACCTAAGAATCGCATATCGACAAGGCAGGGAAAAAGTTGAGTCTCGAGATCGAAGATAGATTGTACATCTTCATGTTCAATTTGTTTTTTCATTTCTTGCCATAGTTTAAGAGTTAATACTGCATCTTGTTCAGCATACTCACCAACATACATTGCAGGCAGTTTATACATCTCAGACTTAGGATCTATGCCCCAATGCGCTGCAGTTTCCTTTAATACAGCCTCATTCTTGCCTATTCCAACGTAATCACGACCCAAACTACCTAAATCGTATCGAAAGCGATTCTCGTCCACGAGAGAGCCAGCAATCATGGTATCTACTATCTTACCCTCTATTTTAAGGCCCATAGACCTAATCCAACATACATCGTACATTGCATTGTGAAATATCTTAATTGCAGGTGTTTTTAGTACATCTGTAAACCAGTTTAGAACCATTTTAATGTCCATATTACCACCACCTTCGTGAGCAATAGGATAATATCCAGACCAACCTTCTACAGCAACAGCTACACCTACAACTTTACCATTACCTACTATGGCTCCAGAGCCTGTAGATTTTAAATCTGGGTCCTTGGTCTCTAAGTCAATTGCAATCTCATCATACTTTGATAAGTCAGGAAAAGATTCTGGTGGTAACCACTCAGTTTGAGGTTTAAACACAGGTTTCATTTTTTAGTATCTTTCATTTTTTTGATTTCTAAATCACAATAGTGTTTTATCTTCTCCAGATCTTCTATCTTATTTTTGTGTAAATATCTACAAACATATTTGATAACATTGCCTTGAAAAAAAGAGAGATCATTCTTTGAAATAAATTCATACGGTTGTATCTTAAATTTTTTGTAATGTGATCCTCCTATTTGTTTGTCTTGTGGGAATGATTCATCCCAATCATTTTTATGTGTCATAGTTCATATCCTCCTCGTTTAGCGTATATTATATGTAATGATTCTTTTGCTCTTGTTGCTCCAACATACATCAGTCTATGTTCATCAGTTGGATCTTTTTCGTACGCATCTAAAGATGCTTTTGTTAAATCCATAGGAAGTATTACATTCTGACGTTCGTTTCCTTTTACACCATGTATGGTAGCTAATTTTATTCTTGCACCTTTTTTTAAATTCTCACCTTTACTTAAAAGATCTTCTATTTTTTTAGTTTCTACTTGACCCATTCTTGAAAAAGCTTGTTGCCAGGGAGCTTCTGTATTTAATCCAAAATTATTTTTCAAAGAATCCAAGTCATACATTTTATTTGGGACCATTGCTTTAAATAATTTATTGGTCCATTGTTTGTTTAACATCTTCTTTTTTATATTGTGGCACTCGTCATAAGACAAGAACACTCCTTTTTTTAATTTATTTTCATATAAATCAATTGCTTCAAACTTATCTGTCAAAGGATTATGTTTTTTTATTCTTTCATAAAAGATATTATTATCTTGAAAGTGTTGTTCAAACTCATCAAGTTTAAATCTATCCCTACCAAGAACTAACCATTCTCCTTCTGATAAATCTATTTGATCTATTGCATCATGGTATTTTACAACTCCTCTTTCCTTTGTTGGATACCAAGTTTTTTGTATTCTTCTTGTTGGGTGTATCTTTCCTATAATTTTATTTGCAAAATTAAATATATTTATAGGTACACGGTAAGACTTATCTAGAACTTCTTTAGTACCTTTTAGATTTAAAAAACTCTCTACGTCTGCACCTCTCCATTTATAAATACACTGGTCATCATCTCCTGCAACATATAACATGTCAGAGTTATTTTTAATTCCTTCAACAACTCTCCACTGCATCTTAGATAAATCTTGTGCCTCATCTACAAACGCAACTTTTAATTTAGGAAACTTATTTGAATCAACCAGTTCATTTATCATGTCTGTAAAATCAATCATGCCTGGTCTATCTCTTTTAAAATTATTTATAGCGCTTTCGAATCTTAGTAAATCTTTTTTATCTATATCTTCACTGTGTTCTGCAAGATTATATTGTTCTGTAACAGATATGTTTTTTGATCTAGCTAATTCTATTAATGAAAGGTGCGTACTATCAGAGTTAAATATACCACCCTCATCTTCATTCCAAGATGCATATTTTAATTCAATCCCACACTTCCTACCTATTTCGGTATAATGTTCACTCTTCATTACTTTTTGTTTGTCGTACTGTAATTGTTTAAAACCAAGAGAGTGTAGTGTTCTAAAATAAGGAAGATCTTCATAACCTAACTTAAATTGTTTAAACATTCTTCTCTGTGCTTCTTCTGCAGCATTTTTACTGAATGTAAAATAACCAATTTTTGCAGGGTCAACCCCATCTTTTATATATCCTTCTACCTTCTGTATCAGTTTGTGTGTTTTACCGGTTCCTGGTGGTCCAAAAATTATATGTGTCATTAGTAATTATGTGTCTTTGCGAAACTCTTTTCCTTGTAGTTATCTTCCTTCTTATCAAACTGAGGTACAACAAAAACAGATATCTTTGCTTTTGTAACTCTTTTAGTAAAACATTTTAAATTATCTCTAAGCATTTGAGATGTTCTTTGATACGGAACCTTCCAATGGTTTCTTAGTAAAAATTTATTGTAAAAATTATCAAATACAAAGTAATGAAAACCTTCATCAGTAAAAGTACCACCCGTTTTTATTTCATCTATCTTATCTTTTTGTATTCTGTTCAAACAATAGTCTTCCAGGTAATTACCTAATAGATCTTTAGTGCTAGTTCCTTCTGCAGGTTCTGTAACTTCTGCATTTTTTAATAATATGTTTGTAAGTTTTTTCCATTCATTAGTTTTTAATGTAGGTGGATTGTTTCTTAATTGTTTTACACACTCTTCTTGAAACAAACTTTGATTAGTTATATGTTTTGCTGAATCTAAATACAATCTATCTCCATCAACATTCATATAGTAGTATGGTTCTTCTAGGTTAAC